GCCTGCAACAGACGCGACTGTACATCGCGAGTAACACCCGAAGGTGCGAAGCCGTGCAGTCTGTCGGCATTTATGCCCTTAGAGCAGTGCTAGGACCAAACCATTTCATGGTGAGGTCCGCATCTGCAGGACAACTTAGCACGGAAGTATTAAGGTGGGATAAACCCTCCACCGTTTTGGCTTCTTCAATACTCGCAACCCCCTCTTCTCTTTCATCGGAGTTATCGGATCTTAACTCCTCAAGACGGAAGGGCCAGCTGTAGATATCACGATTCTTCATCTGTGAAATCCAGTCTGGCGCCCTCGACCATCGACCACCAAGATCACGAGTGGTACGAATATACTCCCGCATAGCCTTCTTAGGCATACGGAAAGCCATTTCAGGCTTCGTAGCCAAAAGAGCATAGGCTAGCGGTGGTTTGTATTCGTCGATGGGAGGCACTTCCTCTGTCTTGACCTCTGCAGGTCCAATAGCTGGAAGAACGACCAGCAAACCCTTATGTTGACGGATCGGCCCGGAAGATGAAATTCTGTCTTCCGAGGTCAAAGTGATCTTCTCCTTGTCAACATTCCCTTCTGAAACTCTCTCGAAGAACCGCTTCTCTAGAAGGGAAGCGAATCGACGTTGAAAGCTGGTGACGTTATTTCTAACGTCAGGCTCCTTCTTGAAACCTAGACCGCCGCGTTCATGTGGCAGGAATAGGTTGTAGAGGCCATCATGCGTCATCTCCTTTATAACTGAAATGTTATAATGGATAAAGCGACGATGGGCTCGGGGCTTATCGACAGCACCTTCGAGCACGGTGTTGTAGATATCCCAAAGAGGGAGTGCAGCTTGATTCTTACCACCTGTAACCTTACTCTGACCTGTTAAAAGTCCGGTGTTGAACATACCGAGAAACTTAAGGTCATCTCTACCACATTGATCTTTGTGGTATTGGTAAAGTTGGGAATTGATGGTAAAGAACGTCGGATTGATATAGTTCTTTCCGAGAGAGAGTGTGAAACCGGAGCATTTCAGCCAGTGCTGCCATTCTTCGTAGAATTCTGTATTTGCTCGGAATAGGATATCATCCCCATTGATCAAGACGGGGAGATCTTCTAAAGAGCACTGCCACTGTTGACCTGTCTTCATAGACATATAGGTCTCTAGGGCCGCCCAGTAAAC